CCTCAATTTTGTCGTAAGCCTCGTCAATTTGGTCCGCATTTTCTTCATCGGTGCCTTTTACGTCAATATCGCGATAAAAACCTGACACTTGGAGCTTGCGTAGCTCGTTTTGAGTCAGTTTGAAGGCATGCGTAACCCGCTCAGCAGTCCGCAAATCGGTGGCGCTGTACGGTACGATCACATCTTCCGCAGGAATGAACTTGCTAACGGGCCTACCGAGCGAATCATCGCGGTAAATTTTCTTAAATGCACTGCCCGCCAAGCCCAAGTAGTACAACATCTGGTCATACTCAGGCTCAAACTCCTCCATTTCGTACATGATTGCATAATTCATGTAGTCTTGGACGCGGCGCGCCTGCGCTTCCACCTCCGGAGTGGGCAACCCTACGATATTCGCCCGCACTGGTCCCGTGCTCGGCAACATCTCCTTGTACGCCCCAGCCTGAAACTGCGTCACCGCCTCGTTCAAAATAGGGTGGATCACGCCCGTTGCGCCATCAAACGGCTCGGTGCGCTCCTCGTACCGCATACCCAACAAGCTCAAGCCCTTGGTATACGTCTCTTTCCAATCTTCGCGGCTGTTATCGTCTTCCTCGACGCTGTCCAGCACATACGCGCTCACACCCATCAGGGTGTCTTCGCTTACTAGGTCGGCAAGGTTGTCGTAAAAATCGGCAGGCTCAATGCCCAAAGGCGCTTCGTCGTCGGGGCCAAACAGCACCTCGGCACCGCCATCATCCTCGGGGAGTACTTCTACGTTGAAAAATGCGTCTTCTTGGTTAGCAAGCTCGTTCTCGGCTTCGCTAAAAACGTCTTCAGGTGCCTGCAACAGTGCGCGGTCTACATTACTTGGGCGTGGTGTGAGTGCCATCAGTAGTATATCCTTTGTCTTGGGGTAGCTTCTTCATCCTCGTAGTCTTCGGGGTGTCGAATAAAGCCTCCCTCACGAAACCGCCTAAGCGCCTGCGTCACCGTATCGACGTAGTCGTCATGCTCGCCAGCGGGGAACGCCGCACACTCTTCAATCACCTCTTCGGCCCAGCGGGTATCTGGTGCCCATACTAACCCAGATTCAAGTATTGGCGCAATTGAATTCACGCGAGTGAACTTGTCATTACCACGGCTCGGGCTGTAATTGGTCACGGGTATACCCATCTGCCGCAACTCCTGCGTCAGCGGCATACCACTGGCCTTTGCTTCAATCAACACGCACTCGGGGTCCCAATACTTGTACTCCTCAAGGGCTATCCGTCGTAACTCAGGAAAGTCCCATCGGCCACGCTCCGCGTTCAACAGAATAATGTTCGGCGGTGCACCATCATACTCGTAAAAAACACCCCATGTGGTTATGGCGCTATAGTCCGCATTAGACTGCTTACTAAACGCGGTATCGTAACTCTGCATAATGTATTCTAAACGCGGCAGGTCATCCTTCTCCCACGTCTTCCACCAATCGCGCTTAAGGATAGCCGACTGCTCACTCGTGGGGTTCTGTTGCCACTGCGCCTCCCACTTGCCAATGGACAAACTGCCCTTAACCGCAAGCAAATCTTCCTTCTTCCAAAACTCAGGCCACAACGGCTCGTTGCTATCGGGCATCAACGCGGGGAACTCAACCACCTCCCACTTATCCGCCAAAATATCGCGCCCCTGCTGGCGGATCAACTTACCCGTCAAATCGTTCTCAGCCCAGCGCGTCATAATAATGACAATAGCACCTCCAGGTTGCAAACGCTGGCGCGGTCCAGACGTATACCACTCATACGCATGCTCCAACGCCGTAGGGCTCAAAGCATCCTGCTCACTGTGCGGGTCATCGATAATCAGCAAATCCGCACCACGGCCCGTCACCGCACCACCTACACCCGCCGCAAAATATTCACCGCCCTTAGCAGTCTCCCAACGGCCCGCCGCTTGGCTATCCGCACGCAACTCAACATCCTCAAACACCTTAGTGTAATCGGCACTGTTCATCAAGTTACGCACCTTACGTCCAAAACGGAACGCCAACTCCGCCGTGTGCGTAGTCTGCATAATCTTCAAACGCGGGTTACGGCCCATCAACCACGCAGGCAACAAGTAACTACCAAATTCACTCTTCGTATGGCGCGGCGGCATATTCACAATAAGGCGCTTCAACTCCCCACGCGCAATACGGTCAAACTTCTCCGCCATAATCCGGTGGTGCCGCCCATTAATAAACTCAGGCCACACCGCCTTGCAAAAATCCATAAAGTGCTCGCGCGCCTTCTCAGCCTCCGTCATCTCCTTTGCACGCGCCATCAACGTCGCGTACTTCTTAAGGCTATCCTCAGGGACTAACGAAAGGTCCAAGTTCCATACTCCTCAGTGCAACGTCACATTCTCAACGCCATACACAATCAATCCACCCACAGCCACATCCCACACAAAACGCACCGCAGGCAGTTCATCATCTGGTATGTAATCACCTCGGCTCAAACGCGGCATCTGCACTGGCGGCTCCATAGCCACCATCCGTTGCCACTGCTCCAAAGTAATCACATCATAGTCGCGCTTCACCACAACCTCCGAACAACGGTTCATGGTCAATACTTTCACAATACTTCGAAAAATTTCCAAGGGCAATGAACCTATGACCATTTCATGGATTTAGGGGGGTGGGGGTCTCGGCTTTTGGTCGAGTATAGTTCACTAATGGTGAAATTACCACGGATCTCGAAGATTTGTCCAAAACTTGGTTATAGTCGTAACTATAACCATGGGTGTCTCGTCGCGGGGGGTCACGGGGGGTGGGGGGGCATGTCCTCAAGGCATCAGGGGGCGGCGGGTACCCTAGCGGACAGGACCAGAGCGGCGGGCACAAAAAAAGCCCCGCGCTGAGGCGGGGCTTTGGCGATGCCGCTAGGTTATGCGGCTTTGGGTTGCACCACCAGTTTCACATAACCCGTGCCCCACACCGAGGAGCTTGGCGAGTACCCGCCGTTCAGCAGTGCGTGCAAGCACACGGGCTTTTTGCTGGAGTGGCCGAGCGGCTTTGCTTTGCCGAGCACGGTTGCCAGCGAGCAGTCCCCGTCTACGCCTTTCAGCATCCAGTTTTGGATTGTTTCGCGTACCCCGCCGCGCTTGCCGTTGTACCCGAACGGTACGGGCGCGTCGCTGTCCAGCTGGACATTGCCGAGCGGTACGATTTGCACGTTGTGCAGGTTGCCACCCGCGTGCTGTTGAACGAATGCCCAGATATCGGCGTAGGAGATTTCCGTGCCGTTGTGCTGGAGTTCTGCTACCTGCACGGTTGCTTTGGTAGCGGTTGCTTTGGTTGCTTTTGCTTGTGCCATTTTCTTAACCCTTTCTACGGTTGTTTGTGGAGGCGTTATTGCCTAACCACAGTTTCACTATACACCCTTTGTTCACTATTGCAATACCCCTAGCGAACTTTTTTTGCATTTATTTTTACCCACGCCACAGCGCCCACGCGCCGAGCACTATGATTGCAAAGATAAGAAACCACACTCACCACTCTCCCCGCGCTTGCTTGTGCGGGATAAAGACGCACTCGTTGGTCACCCATGTCCCGTCGGCATGGTAGGTAATTTCGCCGCAACCAACCGACCATTCAATAAGTACCAGTGCGACCAGTGCGGAAAACAGTGCGGCAAGTGCCGTTGCGCCCAAAGCGCGGACTATCGTGTTAGCCATACTCAACTCCTTTCTGTGAGCCGTGCCCCATTGCACAGTTTCACTATACACCAACGGCGCGCCATGACACGTCTTTCTTGCTCAGGAATGCTCGGCCTGAGAATGATTGACGATGACGAGACGAGACGAGACGAGAGACCAGACAATGATTGATGATGAGGGGTTAATGTCTATGTTAACGTCTACGTGAAGGTACCCGTCCTCTCGTGAATGGGTCAAGTCTCGTCCTCTCGTGAATGGGTCGGCGCGTCATCTTCAATCCTCCTCCGTGGAATGGGTCAAAGGAAAGGGGGACCGAAGTCCCCCTGACCGATTAGCCTTGGACCACGAGCTTGACGAACGGGGTCATCCAGTATTTGCTG